CGGTTCAGGAGATAAGGTTACTAATCCTAAACAAGCTATGGCTATTGCTATATCTGAGCAGGAAGAAATACAGAAGATGAGTGGTGGCAGCTTAGTAGGTGAGCCTAAAACAATTGCTCGTGGTAGCGGCGCAGCTCGAACTCAATACTTTAGAAAGAACGGCTAGCAAAATTAGCTACATGATATTAAGGCTATGGCAAAGCTAGAATATTTAGCCAATAAAACTAATAGTATACGAGAATATACTATTCGTAAGGAGATCAGAGAGTGGTCTTTTAATTGGCTGGAAGAGCCTGATGACCGTTATAACGGGATGTCTCCATGCCCGTATGCAAGAAGAGCGTGGAATGACGATAAGGTTGTTATAACGTTTAAACACCTTAAGAGTTATTGGCCTGTGTTTGATATTTTAGAAAACTTTAATGATAACAAAGACTTAACGATTATTGCAGATACGCAGTATCAAGAAGAGCCTGAAGAGTTTCATCAAAGATTAATTGGCATTAATCATGGAATAGCTAATGGTGCATTTGGTGATAAGAATCTTTGGGTAATGGGTTTTCATCCAGATGATGAAGAGCATGAAGGAATGCTTGATTATGAAGATGATGCTCCTGTTAAGTATGACACAAGCAGTCTTTTAATCCCGCCAGATGAAGAAGAGATATATGCCATGATATTCATCCAAAGGCTTGATAAGTTGCAAGAAGCCGCTTACAAGTTAAAGCCTACTGGATATTATGAAGCCATGTTTAAAGATTCAGAGCCATCTCATATCTTTGAATTAAGAGAACAGTTTTATAAACAACTTAAGGAAAATTAAGATGCCCGGAAAGAAGCCAATGAAGAAAGTTGGGGTGAACAAGAAGAAGCGGCCTAAGGCTATGCGGGGCGGTAGAATGGTTGGCAAGCCAATGAAGAAGGTTGGAGTCAACAAAAAGAAACGACCTAAGAAGTAATTCGGAGGAATTATGGCTGATAAACTAAAGGTAGTTGAAAATGGCTACAGCTTGCTTACAGGAGATCCTGTATATCAAATTGCAAATGCTGAAGACGAAGTTGTGGATGTTGGGCCTTATACAAAGAAGGAAGCAGATGCAGCGCTAAAGGCATTAGCTCCTAAAAAAGCAGAGCCTAAAAAAGAACCTGCTGTTAAAAAAGCTCCAGCTAAAAAAACCACGAAGAAGTAAAGTATGGCTACTAGCGGAACCTACACATTTAATTTAGATCTTGGAGATATAGTCGAAGAGTCGTTTGAGCGTGCTGGGTTGGAAGCGAAGAGCGGTTATGACTATAGAACAGCTAGACGCAGCTTGGATCTGTTATTTCTTGAATGGCAAAATAGAGGTTTAAACCTTTGGACAATTCAAGAAGGCACTCAAGCAATAACATCTGGAACCGCAAGGTATACCTTTGATGGCGATGTGTTGGATATTGTAGAGGCGTTTATAAGAACCGATGCTGGTGATACTAGTAAGCAGACAGATCAAATGCTAACTAGAATATCAGTTAGTCAGTTTGCTCATTTAACAAACAAGCTATCGTCATCTAAGCCTTTGCAGTATTGGTTGGAAAAAGATCCGGCAGCAATATCAATGAACCTTTGGCCTGTGCCTGATTCAACGGCTACATACACACTGGTTTATTATTATTTGCAAAGGGTTGAAGACACAGGTAGCCCTGCAACTAATAATGTAGATATACCTGCTAGGTATTTGCCATGTATGGTTGCCGGACTTGCTTATCAAATTAGCCTTAAAAAGCCAGAGTCGGCAGATAGAATACCTATGTTAAAGCAGGTATATGAAGAGCAATGGTCATTAGCGGCTGATGCAGATCGTGATAAGTCATCATTGTTCTTTACGCCGGGAGGCTATAGAACAGTATGAGTATCTATGCTAGCGGCAAGTATGCTTTTGGATATTGCGATATAACTGGCTTTAGATACAAGCTAAGTGATTTAGTCCCATTAATTAGGGATGGAAGGGATACTGGTTTTAGGGTTGGTTATGATCAGCTTGATAAAGATAACCCTCAATATGAATTAGGCCGAATGAGTATTTCAGATCCTCAAGCTCTTAGAAATCCAAGACCGCCTAAAGCGCTATCTGATTCAAGAAGAATGTTTGCTTTTGATCCTGTTGGTGGTGGTATAAGCGAGCTTGGTAGCAGGACTGTTGGTTTGGATATACACGTTAAAGCCGGAAACGTAACAGTGAGTACATCATAATGGCGTGGACATATACTACATTAACTCAAGCAATTAAAGATTATACTGAAAATACTGAGACAACCTTTAGCAATAACATTGCACGTTTTGTTGTTTCAGCAGAAGAAACGATACTAAGAACGGTTCAGCTTCCTAACTTCAGAAAGAATGTTACTGGAACGTTAACATCTAGTAGTGCTTATCTATCAACTCCTTCAGACTTTTTGTTTCCATATTCATTGGCGATTAATGATTCTGGTTATGAGTATTTGATATTTAAAGATGTTAACTATATGCGTGAGCTTTATCCTGTAAGCGCTACTACAGGTGTTCCTAAGTATTATGCTTTGTTTGATGACACAACATTTATAATTGGCCCTACGCCCGGATCAAACTATACGGCAGAGCTTCATTACTTTTATAAACCAACATCTATTACTACAGCGGGAGATGGAACAAGCTGGCTTGGAACTAATGCAGATAATGCCTTGTTGTATGGAGCGTTAGTGCAAGCTTATATATTTATGAAAGGCGAGCCTGATGTAATTCAATTATATCAAAATCAATTTGATACATCTTTAGGGCAATTAAAGTTAGAAGCAGACGGTTATGATCGAACTGATGCGTACCGTACAGGCCAAATCAAGATGAGGACTAGCTGATGTTTACAATGGACGTAGGTATGTCATCAGGCAGTGTAAGCGTAGAAACCACAGAGCATAGAGGTTTTACTCCAGAAGAAATTGCGAAAAGAGCTTGTGAAAAGATTATTAGCATATCCGAAGGAACTGATCCAGTATTAAAAGCGCAAGCAGAAGCGTTTAAACAGCGTATGTATTATGTAATAGTACAGGCGTGTCAGGATGCAATATTAAGCAATCAAACAACATTGCATAATATGCTGAGTAAACAGGGCCATGAAGATATGGCTGATATTATAAGGAGACTATAAATTGGCTATCACCCAAGCTGTGTCCACGAGCTTTAAATCTGAGCTGTTGCAAGGAATTCATAATTTTCAGAACGGTTCTGGTGGAGGAACGACCACTACCACAGGTACAGGCAATACGTTTAAGATTGCTTTGTATACTAGTAGTGCAACTATGTCAGCGTCTACTACGGCTTATGCAACGACTAACGAGGTTTCTGCTACAGGCACAGGGTATACCGCTGGCGGTAATACACTTACTAATGTAACTCCAAGTTCATCAGGTACAACAGCATTAACCGATTTTGCCGACAGCACTTGGTCAAGCAGTTCAATTACGGCAAGAGGGGCGTTGATTTATAATTCCTCTACTACAGCAGGATCAGCTAACAGAGCCGTAGTTGTCTTGGACTTTGGCGCAGACAAGACTTCAACAAGCGGTGACTTTACCATTGCATTTCCAACAGCAGATGCAAGTAACGCAATAATCAGGATTGCGTAAGGCATAATGTGGCAGATGTTAAAGTTGCATTTGATGGATGGAATTCGTCCTCTCACGGATGGGGAGACGGAACGTGGGGCAATGGGTCTGCATTCCCGGCTAGTACAACGTCTGTCGGCTCTGTCTCAGTCAGCGCGGATGCAAATGTTACGCTTACTGGCAACTCGGCGACAGTCTCTGTCGGCTCAGTATCTGTATCCGCTGATGCGAATGTCTCTCCTTCTGGTAATTCTGTTACTGGGAGCGTTGGTTCGGTTAGTGTCTCGGGTACGGCAAATGTATCACCAAGCGGAAACGCGGCTACAGCATCCGTTGGATCGGTTTCGGTATCGGCTGATGCAAATGTATCGCCAAGTGGTAATG